AAGGGGCTTCCCCAATGAAAGGAACGCAATGACACAGCAACCTACCGACGATACGGCGAACCTGCCCGATGTCGAGCCTGCGATCACAGCCGACGAAGAGCAGCAACCCTTGAGTTGGGAGGATAGAGCCACCGCTGCGGAGGCCAAGATTGCCGAAACGAACACTGCATTTGACGAGCTAACCCAAAAGTTCAAGTCTCTGGAAGGCCGGGTGACCAAGGCGCAGAGCGTAGAGTCCATAGTGACGGAGTTTGGAGTTCAACTCGATGCCGTCAAGGACGCTAACTTTGCCGTCGCCCGCGCTCTTCAGAACGATGACACGGAAGCCCTCGGAACGCAGATGGACGCTATCGACAATAGACTATCTTCGGGCAGGACTAGACAGGAGTTCACCTCCTTGAAGGAGGAACTCTACGCCTCTGTGGCAGACACCGAAGGCAACTCGTTGCTGGAGGTGGACACAGCGCCGGAACTGGCGCAGGTGCGCCAGACATGGAACACCGGCCTGGAGCAAGCCAACGAAGGCAAAACGGGAGAGGCTAGAGCGCTCATGATGCAGGCCATCATGGAGGCGCGAGGCATCACCCGCTCTCTGGAGCAAAAGTCCTACCAGAAGAGATTCGACGATCTTGAATCGCAGCATAAGGCTGAACGCGATAAGTGGGCCGAAGAAGAAGGAGTCGGAGACATGAGCCTCGGAACGGGCGGTCCCGCCGTGAGCGGCGGCAACCTCCTCGGCAGGCTTGGAGACCCGAACAACTCCATGACTAAAGACGAAATAACGCAGGCGGCTGAAATGCTGAGAAAGCAGGGCATCCGCATCTAGGAGCAAGAAATGGCAGTAGGAAACACTATTACCGATTCTCTTGCCGACAGCATTCCGACGATGATCGCTGCGGCAAGGATAGTTCGCGAGTTCGCAGGGGTTATGCCGAATCTGGTAGACCGCCAGCGACTTGACGAGAATACAGGAACCGTCTGGAACGAGGTCTCGATGGCAAAGCTGTCAGCGCAGGCCGTGACCGAAAGCACCGAACTGGACAACCCACAGCAGATGAGCGACACGCTCCTCTCCATCACCCCCACGGTGATCGGGGTGCATACGGTCATCACAGACCGGGTTGCCCTTCGCATCAGTTCTAACGCCTACGCCCAGACAGGGTCTCTGGCGCAGAACGCCATTGAGCGAAAGAAGGACGCCGACGGCCTCACGGCCATTGACGGCGCGTCAACTTCGCTGGGTTCTTCCAGCGCGGCTCTGGACACCAGCGATATATCTTCGGCCACTTACCAGATCACGTCCAACACTACGGAGCCTGCCCCGGCGACCGCGCCAATCAGCGCAGTGTTCCACGGCTTCCAGCTTGCCGACATTGACTTCCAGTTGACTACTCCTGGTATCACGGCAATTGCTGATCTCGATGCTCAGGCAGGCGCTCCGCTAACGGTGGGAATCGCCGCAGAGGCGTTCCAGAACCGCTATCGGGGAAACATTGCCGGAGCGAGGATTTACGAGGACGGCAACCTGTCCATAAGTTCCACGCCTAGCGCAAAGGGCGGGGTCTTCAGTCAGATGGCGCTTATCCTTGTGGAGGGCAGAAGCCCCTACGTCGAGACCAAGCGAATGCCTGAACTCGGCGGCGGCGCGACAGCGCTCTTCCACTATGACGAGTACGCCTACGGCGAACGCTCCTCGGGCAACTGGCTCATAGAGGTACACACGGACGCTACGGCTCCTGCCGGGTAAGTGAATCCCCGGCGTGAGGCTTGGGCGGGACGGCACGGCCCCATCCCGAAGGGGTGGATCGTGCATAACATGAACGGCGACATGGGGGACAACAGGCTGGAGAATCTGGCGTGTATCCCCCGCAAGACTGAAAACATAAGTGAAGTGATCGCTCCCTATAGGGCGCGAATAAGAAGGCTGGAGCTACAGCTTCAGAAGGAGACTTTGTAATGGCAGAAGTGCATGGAGCAAATGGCCGGATCGAGATATTTGAAGACTTCCTCGCAGGCGAGGATATTGTCGCTGCAACAGCGGTAGGAAGAGCCTTTGGTGGTTCAGGATTTAGGGTAATTGGACAGGGGTCCTCAGATACTGACTCAGGCATAACTGTTTTGGAATCAGATGGCCTGAACGGTGTTGGGGTTTTCACCACAACTAACGAAGACGCTCATAGCCTTGGACTCACGACAGGCCTAGTGTTTGACGTAGGCAAGATGGCCCCAATCGTTGCCGAGTGCCGTGTTCAGTTCGCTGATCTCGACACGAAAGCATTCTGGTTCGGTTTCTCCGATGTAAACGGCGATCTCGCGATACTTGAGAGCGCACAGCTTGTCGCCTCTGGCACGAGCGTGACCCTTTCGGCATCCGATCTCTGTGGGTTCCTGCTTGATGCAGAGGCCACAGACGATGAAGACTGGATTATGGCCTATAACGGCGGCACGACCACCGGCGAGACGACAATCGCAAACATCGATGCTAACGACGATGCGGTCGCTGGAGAGTTCCAGATACTGCGCCTGGAGATCGCCCCTAACGGGACGGCGCGTTGGTACATCGACGGTGTGCTGAAGCAGACGGTGACAGGCGCTATTTCCACAAGCACAGACGTTGCCCTGGTGGCTATGATAGAGGCAAGAGCCGCATCAAATGAGTATGTGTATCTTGACTACCTCTATGTCACCGCCAACCGAGACTGGACTGTCTAGGAGTAATCCTTGGCGGCAATTGTAGAGCTAAACACAACTGAAATCTGGAGTCACGAGCCGTGCTGGTACATCGGAGAGTTCAACCAGCCGGCTCCTGACTCCCAGAGCGTTCGACGCTCCCAGACGATCACGGTCATCCGCAACGACAAGCGGGTCAAGCTGACCCGTGACCTCGGGGACGCTCGGCTGTTTGGAGAGGAGTTCCAACTGATATGCGGAGCGCCAGACGGAAAGGGCGGCGGCGAGGCGATGTACACAGTCGGGGAGGCCCTCCAGATGGCGCAGGACATGAACAACATGCCCCCGCCCAAGACGGAGGTGCGCCCGAAGGACTGGAACAAAATCTTCTGGGAGAACATCGAGGAACGGAATCTATGGAAACGGGGGGCAAGCACGTTTGGCCCTCTATACAGGAAGCAGAGGAACACATGACGACGAACGACGGGACTAATATCGAAGAGATGCTCAGAGACGCCGAGGATGCCGAAGAGCCTGGGACAATGTCCCCCGGCACGGCGATAGGAGCTAATGCAGGAATGCCCATGACCGCCTCGCAGTTGGAGTCGGCTGGGTATGTGTATGTTTACGATACCCGCACTGCCGATCAGTCAGTCATCAATAGGAACATGCTTCCACAGCAACTAAAGAAAATAAGGCCCGATGGTAGTTACGTTTTCTCTACGAAGAGACCCGAGGGGATCGAGATTATCAGAGGCACGTTCAAGTGCTTGCTCCATGCCGACGACCCTCATCGTAAAGACTATACCCGCATGGGGCTTACGATATGCCCGAAAGACAGCCTTTCCTCAGCCCATGATGTAAGGCTCCACATGCAGCACCGTCATAGGCGGGAGTGGGAAACTATCGAGGGCGAGAGAATAGACAGAGAACGAGAGAGATCACAGAAACGAGACGATAATCTGGCAGAGTCCATACGGCTTCTGGCGGGACGCGAGACTTCGCGCAACACGGGGAGTTAAAAAATGGCAAAAGGTAATTTTTCACCTATTCCTAACAGTCTTGAGGTACATGCGGTGACAAGTTCGGCTACATCTCTAGGGTCGGTTCCTAGCTCCGCTAATTACGGAGAGGGCTATGTCAGGTCCTACGCCGTCGTCGAGACGAGGGACGGCACTGATCCAACCACGACCAAGGGCAAGGAGTGGGCGGCGGGAGACATTATAGTTCTCCGGTCGAAGGACGAACTGGACAACTTCAAGGTCATTAGAGAAAACGCTTCTAATGCCGCAACAATTGACGTCGAGTATTGGAATAAAACACCGGGGATGAACTAATGCCTAGCGTTACATATATTCCGCCAGGACTAACGACCTCCGCGCTGAACATGGCATCGGGCGGCACCAACAACTACGTCATGACCGCCGTGGACGGCGACACGATCCAGGGCGAGGCATCGCTTCAATTCGACGGCGAT